AAGTGGGTAAAGCTGCTTTAAAAGGCAAAGATGTAGACCACAAAAAGCCTTTGTCCAGAGGGGGTTCTAATGCACGTTCTAACTTACAGGTTTTATCTGTACGTGAGAACCGTGGCACTAAGAACGTGGGGATTAAGAAAAGGAAATAGTATGGCGAAAGTACACGCTATGCTGGACTTAGAGACGTTAGGGCAAAGCTCTAACGCCTTTATTGTTCAGATTTGCATTACAACATTTTCACTAGACGACCCGACATATATTAGAAAATCGTGGTCGACTAACATAGATGTGTGGCGATTGCAAGAAGGTAGCGAGATCGACCAGTCCACAATTCAGTGGTGGCAGTCGCAAGACCGAGATGTACGCAGTCGTGTGATGGACGGCTCGCAGACACTCCCTAACGCACTGACTGAGCTAATGGAGTGGGTATCAGCACAAGGTAGGATTGATTACCTATGGGCGAACTCACCGAGCTTTGACTGTGTTATCTTAGACAATGCATGCAAACGCAACCACATTGACAACAAGCTACCTAAATTCTGGGCGTGGCGAGATATGCGGACAGTCGTGGCATTGGCTAACGACATGGGAGCCGAGCTACCTAAACTGCGTAACACGCACGACGCTGAACAAGATGTAATCAATCAGATTAGTCTGGTTGAAAAAGCGATTGACTTTATAAACCAAAAAGGTTAATATATGACAGAACTTTCCGAGAGAGAGCGACTTCTTATCGCACGAGGCGATGTCGCTATTGCAACGATGCAAGCAGTGCTAAAGGCTCTTTTACCTGCGTATGAGACGAACAGCAAAACAGCCGAGCAACTAAACGCAATCAATGCAAAAACGCCGAACAGTGACCCTAGTAAGCCTACCTTGTTGTCTATTACAGCACAGGTGACGACTAAAACATCAGCCGTATTGTTAGATGTAATTCAAGCGATTGAGACATCCAACAATGAACTGAGAGTGTTTGCCCAGTACGCTGGCATCACCGACACGGTGAGCGATGCAGAAGGCAACATCATCAATGCGATTAGGGAAAGTTCTGACTTTTATCGTGACAAGAGTGACGATGAAATACGTAAGATGGTAGGACTATGAAAAAGCGAATGAAACGACCTGTCGAATATACCGACGGAATGACACATTTGCTCATTAAGACCAAACTCGCACAACAGATTGCACTTGCGGTGGAAGGTTGTTCGCTAAGCGACGAGTTGGGTGACGGCTCAAGATTAAAGATGCCGTGGGATTTAGAGACGACACAATCAGTTGCAAACTGGATGGTGCCTACTCTGTCCCCAATGTTGCGTGACTATGATTTCATAGGACGCTTCGAGCCGTATGTCCATCAGATGAAAATCTGTTCGTTCCTTACATCGAACAAGCGTGGTTTCTGTCTAGCTGACATGGGTACCGGCAAAACTGCTAGCGTGGTGTGGTCGTTAGACTACTTGTTTAAAACATCACGGATTAAGCGAGTGTTGATTGTCGGTGCATTGTCTAACATGAAATCAACGTGGGAAGAAGAATTCTTCTCCATCAACCCTTTATACAGGGTGGCTCTGTTGCATGGGTCGAAGGAAGACCGAGAGAGTTTAGCTCGTTCGACCGCCCATGCGTATGTCATCAACCATGATGGAGTGGAAGTTATTCAAGATACGTTGCTTGCAATGGATTTTGATGTGATTGTGATTGATGAGCTGACAGCGTTTAAAAACGATAAGTCGAATCGTTTTAAAGCGTTGTTCCCAATCTGTCAAAAAGCCCGCTACGTGTGGGGGTTGACAGGCACACCGATGCCGAACAGACCTGACGAAGTGTATGGACAAATTAAAATTGTCCGCCCACAAAACTTAGGTACAATCTCGGCGTTTAGGTTCAAAGAGATGGTAATGAGAAAGCACGGTCCATTCACATGGCTACCACGCTTCGACAGTGCAGAGACAGTACGCCAGTACATGCAACCTGCTATTAAAATCGAGAAGCAAGAAGTGCTGACACTACCCCCTGTGAACCACACTTATATAGAAGTTCCGCTTACGAAAGGGCAAGAGCTTTTCTATAAGGAGCTGAAAGACCACAAGTTCGTTGGCAACGACGATGTGTCTATCTCAGCAGTCAATGGCGGTGCATTGATGAACAAATTACTGCAAGTTGCAACAGGCGCAATCTATAATGATGACCGTGAGGCAATGAAGTTTGACGTAACGCCACGCATCGAGAAAACGATTGAGCTGATTCGTGAGTCACGAGCAAAGTCTACCGACCCAATCAAGGGCAAGACAATCGTATTCGCTCCGTTTAGGCACACAATTATGCTTCTCGAAGAAGCGTTAGCCCCTCACTTCAACATAGCAGTGATTACAGGCGACACTTCTGCGAAACGACGAGCGGAAATTTTCTACTCGTTCCAAACAGAAGGCGAAATAGATGTTATCCTAGCAGTTCCTAGAACGATGTCACACGGGGTAACAGCTACCGCGGCAAGTACGATCGTATGGTTCGGTCCAGTCACATCGAATGAGACCTACCAACAAGCGTGTAACCGTATCGACCGACCAGGGCAGACACAAGAGATGTTCATTCATCACTTGTATTCGAGTCCAGTAGAGCAGAAACTCTACAAGACCTTGCGAGAACGCAAAGTGTCACAAGCAGATTTACTTAATTTATATAACGACTTTATAAGAGGCATTTAATATGGACACACCACAACCAACAGTAGATTTAACAGCCCTAGATTTACCAACTTTAGTGCAATGGTATATTGACCTTCGCAACTACAAATCAGAATTAAAACGCTCAATCGAACCTGCTATCGCACAAACAGACGATAAAATGGAAGCGATTGAGAAAGAGTTCCACAAACGCCTATTACAGAGCGGTGGAACATCTGTTAAGACAGACAAAGGCACAATCTCTCGTGTCCAAAAAACCAAATATCTTTTAACGGACTCTTTTGCGTTCCGTCAATGGCTTGTTGCAAATGCTGAAATCGGCTCGCAACTCGTTAGTGGCATTACGCAAGGGGAAGTGAAAGCTTACCTAGAATCTGGCGGTCAGTTACCTGACGGCTTAACAGTCGATAATTTCTTCGATATTTCTGTTAGACGTACTTAATCTGGAGTGAAACTATGAGTACAGCAATGAGCAATCCAAGTGATTTAATCCCATTCGGACATGCTGGTGTACCAGCTTATCTGCAAAATCAACCGCACCACTCGACACTAGACGAGCAAACTATTGGCTCCGAAGTAGACCGCATTACGCAAGTTGATGGCGGTGTTGTGGTCGAAGAAAACGGACTTCGTTCTACCCCATCTCTGTTTATTGATGTGGTTATCTTAGACGCAATGCCACGTGGTCGTGACACATACCGTGCATATTATGAAGGTACGTGGAAAGAAGGCGAAAGCACAGCACCTGCGTGTTATTCTGCGGACGGCAAAACGCCAAGCGTACACGCTGAGAAGCCACAATGTGCGAACTGTGCGAGTTGTCCACAGAACGTATCTGGTAGCGGTGCAAATGGAGAAGGTCGTGCGTGCGGATACTTTAAACACGTAGCCGTAGCGAAATATCCTGAGCTAGATAAAATCTACCGCTTGAAAGTGTCAAGCCGTTCATTGTTCAGCAAGGACATTAATGGCGTGCCAAGCCCGCTCGGTGGCTCAGCATGGGGCTTCCACAACTACGCAAAACGTTTGCAAGAAATGAAATGTCCGTGGGAAAGCGTGGTTACTCGTGTAAGTTTGCCTAAAGGTCAAACGCACGGATTCTTCTTCACTCCAGTGGGCTATGTGCAAGAAGCTCAATATCGTCAGGCGTTGGAGTTACAGAAGGACAGCCACATTGACGACGTACTTACTGTTGAGTTATCAGCGTCTGTGCAGTCAAGCAGTCCTACTGCTCCAATGGCTAACGCACTACCTGCTCCGACAGCTCCAGTACCGCCTGCTCCGCCCGCTTTAGTCGGTCGTGACAAATGGCTAGCTGATGCAACACTCCCACAGGAAGTGAAAAACTGGATTACCGTAGTAGACGATGCGACAGCAATGGGCTACTTACAAGCAAACTACCCGAACGTTTTATAAGGAACAACTTATGAGTTTACAAACCCTCAACTTACAACTAGCTTTAACAATTAACATCAACCAAGACGGTACCGCTACCGTCACGGTTAACCCTGATTTACCTACGACAGTCAAACCTGCTGAGACAGTCAAACCTGCTCAAGATATGGTAGAGGCACCCGCAGAAGCAAAAACTGCTCGTGAGAAATCTCGTGCGAAAAAAGACGCACAACCTGTTGCAGATGCTAACCCCACACCTGTTCCGCCTCCACCGCCAGTTATCGTGACGGACGAAGACAAACAGACAGTTGTAGACAAAGCTGAGACCGCAGTGAAGGAAGCTGACAAACCAGTAACTCCACCGCCTGCTCCGCCTGCTCCGCCAGTAACTCCACCACCTGCTCCGCCAATGACACCTGAGCAAGTGGAGGCGGCACGCAAATTACAAGCGGCTACGAAGGTATTTGGTAACGACCCTAACTTGTCAATGGACAAGCAA